GGCTGGCTGGCCCAGATCACCGAAGGGCGGATCCGGGTGGGTCAACACCCCGCCCTGTCCGCGGCCGCGGAGAAAGCACCGGGGCGCGACAGCGGGGACGGTGGCTGGGCCTGGCACCGGCGGGGGACCACCGTGACGATTGCGCCGGTGATCGCCACCACCGCGGCCGCCTGGGGCCTCGAGCACCCCGTGACGACCCCGGCGGCCGCCTGGACGGTGTTCTAGCCTCGAGCTCGAGCACCGCCGGTGGTGATCCGACTGGGGGCGCCGCCGGCTGATGCGAGCACCGCCGGCGCCCAGGGGTACAGATCGCCCCGTCATGACGGCCGGCGCCGCCGGCGGTGTGACACCCCCGCGATGGACTGGGCGCCGCGACTTGGACGGGCCCTGGGGGGCGCTGGTCAATCACTTGGGAACGAACCCCCCGCCTGGGCCCGTCCGGCGCGTCCGGGCCGCCCTCCGGTGCCAGGGGGTCACTTTGCGGGCCGTAGGCGGGGCCGTAGGCTTCCCCCTGCGTGCGGACGCCCTGGAATCGCCAGAAACACCCCACCGCCACCCAGGCGGCCGGTGAATCGCTGGGCGGCGCTGGGGGAGCGGGGGAACTGGCGGGGGTGAGCGGGGACCTCGAGGGGTTCTTGGACCTCTGGCGCCGGCGAAGCGAACAGGGACAGATTGACGCCGGCGGGGGCTGGGCCGGCCTGGTGAGCTCGACGTGGACGCCCTGGGTGTCCGAATTCCAGGCCCGCCAGGTCCCATCCATTACCGCGTGCATGAACCTGATTGCCGGGGTGAGCATGCAACTGCCCCTACGCCAGAAACGGGGGGACGTCATTGTGGATCCACCCGCGAGCATTGTGGCGAATCCCTCACCGGGCCCGAATCGCTCGCCGGCGGACTTCGTGGACGAGTACAGCGCGGACGTCTTGCTCTACGGGAATCATGTTTCGCTGATCGGCCCGGCGGACTCGAGCGGATGGCCCGCCATGCTGATCCCCCTGGACGTGACCACGGTGTCAGTCGGGCGCGACCCGCGGAACCTCCAACCCGTTTACGCCCTCGAGGGGGTGGACGAACCCCTGGGGGCGGATCGCGTGTTCCACGTGGGACTTAACAAGCGAAGCGGGGAGCTCAAGGGGCGCGGGGTCCTGGCGATGCCCGGGGCAATCAGCGCGGCGCTGGCCGCGGACGCCTACGCGGGGCGCTACTTCTCGGAAAGCGCGATTCCCTCCGGTGTCATCACCGACACGCGGCCGAATCTGACCCAGGAACAGGCGACCGAACTGAAACAGAAATGGGTCGCGGCCGCCTCGAGCTCGAGGGGCCCGGTAGTGATCCCCCCCAGCACGACGTTCACCCCGCTCGCCACCGACGCCGACAAAGCCCAGCTGATTCAGGCCCGCCAGTGGGACGCCACCGTCGTAGCGATGGCGATGGGGGTTCCGCCCTTCCTGCTCGGAATCGAAACCCAGCGCCACACCTACACCAACGCCGAAACGGAATTCGGTCGTTTCATTTCGACCACGATCATGCGCCTGTTGTCCCCGCTCGAGCAGCAGTTGACCCTTCAATGTCTGCCCCGGGGCAACAAGGCGGAATTCTGGACCGGCGCCCTGCTGCGCGCCGATACCGCGACACGCGCAACGGCCGCGGTGGCGCTGTACGGGGCGGGGATCATTGACCTGGGCGAAGCGCGTGACCTCGCGGGGTTCCCCCGCGACGGTGGCCCGGTGGCCGCGCCGGTGTCCCCGCCGGCGCCGGCGCCGGCCGCCTCGAGCTCGAACGGATCCGCCGCCCTGTCCGGTGAACTGGTCCTAGTGGAAGGCTGACCTATGCGCGAAACCCTGACCCATTACGTCCCCCTCGAGCTCGAGCTCCGTGACGATGGCGCCGCCGGCGGTGATGGGCGGACGCTGGTGGGCCTGGCTGTCCCCTTCGGTGTCCCCCTCGAGGTGCGCGACTGGGACGACTACACCGAAGTCTTTGTGCGGGGCGCCTTCGCAAAGACCATCCGCGACAGGGCGAAGCCTGTTCCCCTCCTGTTGCACCACGACCACCGCCGCAACGGGGTAGGGAAAGCCACGAAGCTGACCGAAACGGACCGCGGCCTCGAGGCTGAATTCCACCTGACCCCCGGAGTGCAATCCTCGGACGAAGCCCTCGCCCTGGTCGTTGACGACGTGCTGACCGGCCTCTCAATCGGCTTCGAACCTGTCCTAGATGAGCTCACCCGGGCTTCGGGGCGGACCCCGCCGGCTGACCGTGACCTGATCACGCGGACGGAGGTGGCGCTTCGCGAAGTCTCCCTTTGCAACTTCCCCGCCTTCGCCGCCGCCGGGGTCGAAGGGACGCGCTCGAGCTCGAGCTCGAGGACCACCGGCGGGGCGGGGCGCTCCCTGGCGAATCTGGCGGCCGAACGCACCCAGTTACGCCAGGCCGGATCCGACGCCCTGGACCGCTGGGGACGGGCCCGCCTGGTGCTGCCCCGCCGGTGAACGTCCCCCTGATCCGGCGCGCCCTGGTGCTCGCGGCCGCTATCGCGGCGATTGTCCTGGGGCTGGTGGTCATCATTTCGACCCCGACGAATGCGGCGGACCTGCTCGCCGGCGCCGCGATGGCGGCCGGCGCTGGCCTCGCCGCCCTCCTGTTATGACCGTGCGGGGCCTGCACGCGGCCGGCGACGAAGCGCCGAAGGTGCGAATCACGCGCCGCCTGCCTGGGGGTGATTACGGATCCGTGACCTGTGAGGTGTGCGGGAAAATGTGGCCCACCACCGCGGCCCAGGACGAATTGCTCGCCGCCATCTTCGAACATGAGCACGAAGGACCGCCGCCCGGGCGGGGGCCCTCGAGCGCCCATCCTTCCATTTCGACCCGCTGACCCGCTAGGGTCGCCTCTCAGTTGGGCCGGCCGGCGGCCGGAGCTCGGATGGGGTAGCGCCCCGCTCGAGCCACCACCGTGACACGTGAGCCACCCAGGGATAACGAAATCTTCGACCCTGGAAAGGTGGCCCCGTGCTCACTTTCATTGATGTAGTCAGACAATCCCTAGACGACGTTCACGGCCGGATGAACGCGATTGAAGCCGGCGCGGTGTCCGACCAGCGGGACAACCTGAATGACGCGGAACAGGGGGTGTGGAACGAACTTCGCGACGAAGCGGGCCGCCTGACTGACCGCCTCGAATTGCTGGTCGGTCGCGGTGAGCTCGACGCGAAAGCCGGCGAACTGGTGGCCCGCCTGCGCGGGAGCTCGAGCTCGAGCGGGCAGGACCCCGAAGCCCTCGAGGGGCGCGGCGACACATTCCCCTACCGCACCCCCGGTGAGTACGTGCTGGGCTATATGCGCAGCCGCCACGGCGACACCGGCGAATCCGCCCGCTTTACCCGCGCCCTGGCTGACGTCACCACGTCCGGCACACCGGGCCTGGTGCCCCCCCAGGTCACCGGGGACATTCTCGGCGCCTGGCTCGCGGCGCGTCCCGCGGTGGACGCCATGACGAAGCCGGACCTCCCGCCGGTGGGCATGGAAGTCCAACGGCCGCATATCGGACAACACGCGGACGTGGGCCCGCACACCGAAAAGGGCCCGGTGGCTTCCCAGGAATTCAAACTGGACCTGGTGAAAATTCCGCTGGAAAGCTACGCCGGCGGGGTGGATGTGTCCTGGGAACTGGCGAACCGGAGCTCCCCCAAAGCCCTAGACGTGATCTTCGAGGACCTGACGCGGGTCTACGCCCGCAAGTCTGATGAGGGGGCCTGGGGCGGGGTCGCGGCGAACATCACCGCCTCTGTTGCCTGGGACGGAAGCGCCGAAACCCTGGCCGCCGCGATGGCGGCCGCCGCGGTGATGGTGGCGACGAACAGCGAAGAAAGTGTTTGGCCTGACACCGCCTGGCTGGGGACCGCCGCCTACGGGGCGCTCGCCGGCCTGACGGATGGCAACGGCCGGCCGCTGTTCCCCTTCCTGGCCGCGGCGAATGCCTACGGGACAGCGGACGCGGCGGGGAACATTTCGACTGTCATGGGGCTTCGCCCGGTGGTCGATACCCAGATCCCGCCGGCGACCTTTGTGGTGGGCAATTCGGAGGAAGTCGAATTTTATGAAACCCCCGGGGCCCCGGTACAGCTGTCCGTGGTGGACGTGGGGGTCGCGGGCTACAACGTGGGGGTAATTGGGATGTGGGCATGCGCCGCGGTGGACGTGGGCGCCTTCGTCAATGTCGGGCCCATCACCGGTGGAACCGCGGCCGACGCCGGCGGGGCGAAGCGCGCCGCGAACGGCAACGGCGGGAAGTAGGGACCGCGCATGGCAGGGCGGCGCGGAGCTCGAGCGGGGTGGCTGGATACCCCCTGGCTAACGGCTGATGAATACAAAGCCTTCGCCAGGATCGACCCCTCAGACACCAGTGACGACGTGGCAATTGACGAAGCGGTCGCCGCCACGGTCGAAACGCTCGAGGACCGCGCCGCCCTGGCCTTCGCCACCGACGTCGATGGGGCGCCGGTGTATCCCGCGTGTCCGGC